CCGGTGGTATCCGCAGCCATAAGAATCGGCTGGATAGACGATCACTCTCACTTAGACGCAGACTTTGCAGTCGTGGGTGCGCCGGTCGTCGACTTTGCGGTGATGGTTGACGCGGGTGGCTGTGCCGTCGACTGCGGCACCGGCTTCGCACTTGTAGCTGCTTGCACCTGCAAGTTCGTCAGCGCCATCTGGAGCTGCTCGACGCGTTCGCGAAGTGCATGAATATCACCGCGCAGCTCGTCGAACTTAGCCATGAAACCTTCCATCATCGACACAGTGACTCCTAGTAATTGTCGTTGCGAACTAGCTTAACCGTCATCGTAGACTGCGCTTCGCTGGCTGCGGTGAAGGTTGCCAGCGGGTTTACCGCGTTCTGGAAGACGGCGAGTTCGACATACTCACCCACGAGGAGAGCGATCTGAACAGTTTTTGCCGGATGACCAGACTGGCCACCGCTGTTTCCCACCGTGTCAAGCTCTAAGCCTGATCCCGTCACCGCGGTGCCGTTCTTATGCCAGCGTGTCAAGCGCACACCGGTGGAGTCGGCAGCCCACCACACTGAACCGGCGAACTCATACACACCGTTGACCTGCGCGGTGTAACGTGACGGGTTAGTCACGTTGCTGTGTCCGGAGTGTGAGTCGTGGTCTTCTGCCGTGAACGTTAGCGGATCCCACGTGTTGATCGCAACGTTCTGCGCAACGATCTGGCGCAGCTGCGCGCGCGGTGGGTTAGCCAGAATTGCAATGCTGGTAGTCAGTGCGCTAACTTGCGTCTGTAACGCCGTCTCAACGGCACTCGCGAGTGCGCCAATCTGCGCGGGTCCGTCTGGTGGATCGGCGAGTGACGGCGACGGAAGGCCGTAAATGGGCGTAACTGGCACGGTAACTCCTCACTAGGGTTGACGTAAGTGACAACCAAGAACCTGTATGGCTACGGTGCCACTTCCCACACTCGACGTAATTTTCACTTGCACACTAACAAATTCTTGATCTTTGAAATTTGCAATGCTATAGGGTCCCTTACGTCCCACGTCTAGTGTGGTTACAGTTGTCCACGTTCCTACCATAACGCCGGCAACGTGCACTTCGAACGTTACCGTGTTAGAACCACTTACTTGCCCCCAGATGCCATCAACCTCAATGGCTGAGTGGTGTGTTGCATACGTGTGGCCTTGCCAGACCGCGAGCGTGCCAACGTTGACGGACCAGAAACCCGTGCCACCAAAACCAGTGAGTGAGTTGAATTGCGGGTAGAGCGGCACCGGAATCCAGGGCGTCCCCGGACTGCCGCCACTCTTTATCTTTCCAAGTACGGCGTATGAGTCGTTGTACTTAATGATCGCGACCGTGTCGCCTGGGCGAATGTTGATGAGATCCGACTGAGTGATGACGGATAAGTTGAGCAAGACGGCATCGCCGACTCGAACTTGGTTGGTACCGTCATCTAAATTCCACGTGACGACGACTCCCTGTCGGTAACCGAGATTTTGCTCGGGTGCCGCCAGTAGTGGAATGAAATCTTCACTCTTAGTCATATCTCACGTTCCCAGCTGAAGGTCAGCTTGACGTCGTGTACTGCCGGTCTGCGTACTCTCGGCATCAAGTGGAATAGTCAGTGTTTGAATGACGTGAAGTGAGATAATATCAAGCTGGTTGATTGTGACTGCGTCAAAGGGTTCAAGCGCGGGGTTGGGAACGATCGAAAACTCAATGGAGAACGGCAAGCCAAGTGTCTTTTTGAGAATGTTCTCCGCCGCGCCTAGCGCCTGCTCGTATGTCGTGATAAACGAAGACGAAAAGAAGCGTGGCTTTGGCCCAAAAGAACCGTACCAGTAGGTCGGACTGGTGGGGTCGTTGTCGACCGCGATGGCACGCACGGGTGGTGTGTCGTTCACAGACTCACCAACCGTCACTACCGCGTTATACACGCCTTCTCGGTCGATCGATCGCCTAAAGTCAACAATGACACCGTACTTACCGGCGTTGATATCCCACACTGACACCGTTGGATCAGGTGGTGTCTGCACGACGAGGATACCTCGGTAATCCCAGTACATGATCTTGCCGTAACTGGTGACGATGTTGTTGAGAAAATCGTAACGATCTTCTTCCGCGATCTGCGTTGAGTTGAGCGTGGAACTGGCGAACGATGAGTCGTCGAACTCAATGACGGCTTGCGGGTAAACCTCGAGAATGAGTTGGTTAAAGATGGTGCTGATCGTGGTGCCCGACGTGAACGACATAGGCTTCGTGAGGCGAGCCTCGATGATGCCCTTCATTCGGTCGTATCCTACGACGTGTACCGAACCAAACGGAGCGTTACGCTGCTCCACACTATCGATGCGGAAGTAGCCGAGACTGACAATTTCGACACTACCGTCGGCGAGTTCGACGCCACGCTCGATAAAGATTTCATTACCGTACGGGGTCAACTCATCCACGGGGCGTTGTGGGAACGCCGTCGTACCACCCACTGTCGTGAGCTCAAACGAAGAACGAATATCAGCTTCACCGTCCAGTGAAACGCTGCCGCTAATGATGTTAAGTGCGATGCCATTGATGGGGTTAACACCCGTTTGGAATGATGTCAGAATCTGCGCACGCGCGAAAATCTTATGACTGCCGCGTAACGCTTCGAGGAACTGCGAGCTAACCGGCCTCATGAGACGATAATTTCATCTGTACTGCCAATGAGTGTGAGTAGACTTGACCACGTCGAGTGCGCCGCAAGTACGTCAGCCCACGTTGCGTAGGTGTTCAAGACGGTCTGCCAGGTACCTAGACTACCTGTGACGTTAGCGCTCGGTGCCGCTACCTCGACTAGCGGTAGCGTGAATACGCGCCAGTCGTTATCACACTGTCTCTGGCGCAGCGGACGACGCATTGACGTGTCTTGCACGACGACGTACATGGTGGGAAGTGGGTTGTCCGGTGGAGTTTGAATGAAGAAGACGTCGCCCGTCGCCATGATGAGGTCGAGTTCTTGCCACTCCACCAGCGTCTGCGTGATGACTTCAATCGCCACCTCACGCGCGAGTCGCACGTCACTCACCGCAACTGGAAATGTACGTCCCACGATGGGAAAGATGCCGTTGCGCGCGCGACGTGTGATCGGTGATTGATTCGGAATACATCCCAGTGTGCGGTTAAGAAATGGCTTAGTGATGTCTTTCAGCCACACGTCGGTGATCGTCGGAGTGATTGACTCAATCTCGGTACTAAGTGTTAAGTCCGCGTGATAAAAAGTTACACTTGCCGAGTGTGAGATCGCCGGCGCACCACCGGTGACGACGGCAGTACTCGAACTCAAGTTTTTCTTAGTTGGGTAGACACGATATGACCAGTGTTGTGCCGCGTCGTCACCGGCGGTGCTGATCACTTGCCCGATCATGGCGAATGATTCGCCACTCGGACCGACATCGATGCTTATCCAGTCATCTTGCTTCCAGTCGGCGAATATCGCCACCATGCCGTCAGCGGGTACCGTCATGCTAGGTCGCGGTACATCTTGCTGCCCCGGACTAAAGAGAGAGGTGACACCACCCGTAATCAGCGATGTTCGCCGGAAAGCTGCCGTCTGTACGAGTGTATCTGCGTTTGCAACACCGTTATTGAACGTCACCGTTGGAGCTGCCTCAGCTCCCGTCACAATCTTGCCGAACATACGCACGTTCGACATGTCCACGACGGTCGTCCAACCGGCCGGTTGGTTAGGCGCTCCCGTTCCCGAGTTACGAATGCTCGCCAGAATGAGCACCAGGTCTTGATTTTGAAGTCCGAGCGGCATCGTGGCGACCAGCGACGCGTTATTACCACTGACCGGGGGACCACCGGTTACGAACGAACTGGCCGTCGTGTCGATCGCGGTGGCACGGTAGTAATTCACTACGTTCGCCGAGAACTCGTAGTCGTCCAGCTGCACCGCGTTGCTGGTCGGTATCAAACCACTACCGCCGCGAACGGTTGACCAGTTCACTTGGTTAACCGAACGCTCGATGAGCACTTCATCGGTCGTTACGTCGAGACCGGTAACCGAGATGCGAACGCGTGAAAAGATGTTGTCGTACGTTAAGATCACAGTCACAGCGTCCTCCGAGCACCCATGCTGAGCGAGATCTTCTTACGGCGATCACGATCGTCAACGACTTCGGTGACGTAGTCCTTGATCTCTTCGTCACCGATGTACACATACACCTCGGGAGTCACGACGACGGGCGTGGTTTGTGCCGCCGACGTGTCGCCAGCGGGAGCTGACGTCGCCGCCGGGCCGAGACCGTCACGGGTTAGCTTGTTCAGCGTCTCAGTCATTCTGAAGGCCGTGTTGTCGTTTGGCGCGAGCGCGTTAGTCGTCGACTGCGCGGTCTGCGTCGCCAGCTCGGCACCCGCGCTGCTGGCTTGCTTCAGCATGTCGTTAATGCCGATCACGAAGCCCTCACCGAAGTCTTGACCAACAGCCATCATCGCCTTGGACGGTGACTTGCTCAGCAGCGCGTTCTTTGCGGCGTTAAGAGCGCTCGCGGCCATGTTGGCTGCCGTGTTGGCGAGCGAGCCGATCATATCGCGAATACCGTTGATCATACCTTGCACTACGTCGCGTCCCGCGTTGTAGAGCAAGTTACCTAGGTTGCCTAGCGCACTGTTGATACGACCCGGAATACCTCGAACGGCGTCGAGTAGACGGTTGATCGCGTCGTCGGCGATCTCACGCAACCGCTGGAACGCGCCACCAATGATACCCGGAATCGCGCCGAAGTTACCGGTGAGAACGGCGACGATAAGTTGTGCGCCCGCGCGCACGATTGTCGTGAGGATGCTCCACGCTACGCTAAATATGTTCTTAATGATTTCCCACGCGGTGGCAAAGAAGTCACGAATACCCGCGAAAGTTTCAATGATGATATCACGAATGATATCACTACCGAGCCCTGCAACTGCAATCATAAGATCAAACCCGGCGGCAAACACTGTACACAGAAACTCAATCGTGCTGCCTACGGCTGCGATTTGAGCGCCAAGCGATTTAAAAACGTTGATAATGAAGTCAAAGACACCAGCTTCGTTGAGTATGTTAGTCAACTTAGTGAATGATTCGATGACTTGACCGAGCGGAACGACAAATGTTCCAAGAATCATCGAGAGAATTATTGGAAATTCTTTCTCCATGAACGCCGCGACGCCCGGAATCTTGTACAACTCAGCGATGAATTTTGCAATCGGGTCAATGATGTCGGTAAAGAGATCGAACACGGGCTGCAACGCTTTAGCCATTAGAGCGCTTGATTTAATGATAGGAGGTAGCAGTGGCACGAGAATTTTGAGCAGATCGACCAAGATGATGAGAAGGTCGTCGACGAGTGGCGCCATTGCGTCGACCCACTCACCGACCGCGTCGACAATGTCGGGTAGCACCGGTAGCAGCACTTCGCCAATGTTCTTAGCCAGATCAGCGATAATGGGCGTCAACTGTTCGGCGACGCGCTGCAGAGTTGGAAAGCTACCTTCTGAGACGAACTTCGCGAGAATGTCGACGACGGGTAGCGCCGCGATGACAAGTTTACCGAATGCGTCGGCGAACTTAGCCAACGCCGGTAAAATCTGCGGTAAGATTTCACCTAATTTAAGAAGAATTGAGTTGACGAGGTCACCCAGCGTTGGTGCAATGAACCGAATTGCGGCGCCAAGCGACGTGCCTAGAATGCGCACTAGCTCGCCTAGCGCGGTTAACACACCCGAGTCAACGAGTGAAATGACGACGCTCCCCAGCGAGTCGACAAACTCGATGAGACCGGGAATTGCCTTACTCAGACCCTTGTTCAAGCCGTCGAGTAGCGCGTTTACGGCCGGTGCCGCAACCTCACCGAGCCTGACGAGTGCCGGCAACACGGTTAGAAAGACAATTTGCCCGAGTTCGCGAAGAATGGGGACAACGACGTCTACCGCTCGACCGACTTGATCGAAGAACTTGAGTAGAGCGACCTGTCCCTCGATGCTGTTCAAGAAATCATTAAGGCTTCCGGTAACGTTTCGAATAAGGCCGAGTAATCCTCGGTTACCGAATGCCATTCGGGCGTTGTCGAGAAACGCGTTGAAGATACCACCAACGTTTCCAATGATGGCAAACAAGTCACGAGCTGCCTGAATCGCGTTCTCGAACATAAACTTAAGCGTGTTCGTTTCACGTGCCTTCGCGATGAAGTCACCAAAGCGCTTTGCCGCACCGCCCAGGTCAGCCGCAATGACGGGTAAGAAGTCGCTACCCACCGCTGCCAAGTCACGAAACGCCTGCGCGAGTGGTGCTAGTGATCGACGGAATACGAAGACGGACTGAGTCGTATTACCAAAGATCTTATCAATGTCACCAATCGTTCGACTCTCACGAAAGAACTGACTAAGTGACAGCGCGCTGAGATTGAGTTCCTTGGCGACGCTTGTGAAGCCCTTGCTAAGAACGGGTAGTAGCTGCTTGGCGAGCTTTTCGACTTCATCGTTGAATCCAGCGAGCAGTTCCTGCTGAATGGACTTGCGGAGCTCCTCGAACTCATCCTTGAGATCACGTACCGTGAGAACGAACTTCTGGCCGTTCTCCGACAATTTCTTAAGTGCTTCGGTGAGATCTTTGGTCTTGTCGGCGGCAATGGCGTCACCGAGTCCACGCAGACCAAGTGTCAGCGTTCCAATCACGATACCAGCGGACGCGCCAACCGCCGGCAGCAGCGCAATGTTGCCCACTAGATCTTGGATAACGACGGCGAGCTGCGCGATACCTGCGATTGACGCTTGGCCGGCGAGCGCGCCAACGCCTACGGCACCCAGTACGGCGCCAAGTTTACTTGCGGCAGCGAGCGCCGAACCAACCTGCGAAGTGTCGATGCCTAGTGTGATGGAAAATCGTTCAGACACGAGTTTACGCAGCGTGCTAATGTGATTACGAAAGCTCGCTGAATTCTTTGCTTGTGTGTCTGCGACGGCCCTCTCCATTGCCTTCTGCGAGGCAATGAATTCTTTCTCATACTCTTTCTGAACTTGTATGTTTGCTCGCGCGACGCGCCGAGTCTCAGTCTCAATTTCACGCTGGGTCTGTCGTACCTCACGCTCAATCTCACGCTGAACGCGCGCGTTCTCACGCTCGATCTCGCGCGCGACGCGCTTTGCCTCGCGTTCCTGCTCGCGATACTGCCGAGCGATCTCACGAGTGGCACTCTCAAATTCTTTACCGAGATTACCGGTCATCTTCTTAAATGACTGGTCAATCTCGTCGGTGGACTGCTGGGCGTCCTTCTCGGCCTGCTTCAGCGACTTCTTAAAGTCCTTGTTGAACTTGTCAACGTCAGCTTCAAGTTCAACTACCGCCTCGGCCAGAACGTCAGCCACCAGTCATCACCCCCATCGACATCAAGAACTGCTGCGACGCGTCTTCGTCGCCGGTCCACCACGATGGTGCACCCGGCACGATGTCCACGCGTTGACGCACACCACCCGGAGTATCCCAATCACGCACGCTAAGTGTGTGATCAAAATCGCTACGCGGCCGCTCAGGCTGCTTGTCGTCCGTCTTTAACCGCTGGATGGCGACGTTGTAGATGACGTTCAGAAAGCGGTTGAGCGGAAGCCTCAGGAGGTCGATTCCACGCCCGACGTACTCACCGTCGAGGTCGTGCCAGACTCCGGGTTGCCGGACCCAGCGGAGGAGTCCGAGTCCGGCGTGGTAGGGCGCATCGAGTACTTCTCGAACAACCACGGGACGATCTTCAGCATCGTGGGTGTGCCGATCGGGTTCGCGGAGTCACTGAGACGCGCGATGAATCGGTCGGCAGACTCGGGCTCCAGCAGCAGACGCAGAATGTCCATGAAGAGTGCGATGCGCTCTTCCATGGTGATGTCGTCGCGCTGCATCTTATCGGCGTGCCCGCTGAACTCCATTGCCTTGATTGCTGGAATGTCGCGAACACCAACAAAGATGTCGTCGTCTAGCTTGAACTGGACGCGAGGCTTTGCGATGGTAAAGTCGTGCACGTCGTCGCTACGCGAAGTGAAGTCAACTAGCTCAGTCATAACGCTCCCTCATTGTCTGAGTTAGCGTACCGCAAGCAACACCGCGTTAGTCAATAGGGTCACATAGAACCGACCACGGCGATGAGCGCGTTGCGGAGATACGGCGTGCCCTTCATACCCTTGACCGAGCGTGCGAATACAAGCTTATTCGTCTTACGCGATGTGAATACCAGCACCTTACCGTGCTTCGGTGTAATGGGTACACCCTTAGGGCCGTAAATTCCCGTGCCCTCGTGAACGTAGAGCGCATACTTAACGTTAGTGCCGATGCGCGCGACCGGTCCCTTACGGATGATCAGCTCGGTGGTGATCGAGTTGCGCAAGATGCCGTGGTCGACGGGAACGAGGCGCTTAGCCTTGCGCTCAACCTTCTTACCTAGCTTAAGAATGCCGCGCGCGACTTGGCCCTTAGGATTGCGTAGCATCTTCTGTAGCGCGGCATTATTCACATTGATTTCGACGCTTGACACGACTAATCCCGCGGCAGCGCGACGTACGCAATGAGGTTGGTTCCCACGCAACCACCGCCAGGTCCACGGCGGCTTTGATCGCCCAGGGCGAAGTCGATAATGTCGTCGTTCGACTTAAGACCACAGAGATACGACAGAGTGGTCTTACGCACGTAGTACGCGTCACTTACGTAGATGCGCGCGGCGTTATCCAGTGCGGCGACGGTCGGCGCGATCGCGTTACCGAGTGGACTCGGTGCGCAGCGCATCAACTCGATGTCGATACGTGACACGGTCCACGCCAGCTCGCACGGGGTATCACGCGTCGCAGCACTGAGACCGCCCTGTGGAAAGTCGTCAGAGAGAAAGAAGTCACCCGGTGAGACGTAGAGCGCGCCGCAGTCGCACTCGT